GGAAAGATGAGGGCTGGCTGATGACAGCCGGAGAGTCTCGCGTGGATCATCGAACGATCCAGCAGGTGATTCGTGAGTGCTGTGATCTCTACAACGTCACAGAAATCGGTTTCGATCCGTGGGGTGCTGACGGCGTTGTGAATGAGCTAATTGATGAGGGCACCCCAATGATCGCTGTGAGCCAAGGTTTAGCAGGCATGACCCCAGGGACACGGGCACTGCTGGACGACATCAGCGAAAAGCGGATCTTTCACGGTGGCAACCCGGTGATGAGTTGGTGCTTGAGCAATTGCACGGCTGATCAAAAGGCAGACGGGCTTGTGAGATTCAATAAGCATAAATCGGCAGACAAAATTGATGCAGCGGTGGCTCTGGCGATGGCCAGAGGTCGTGAGCTTGCTGCATCACAATCAAAAGTGGAGCCAGAAATCTTTTTCTGAGGTTGAGTGATGAAAATACTTGAACGAATTCGCGGCTGGTTTGGCGGCAGCACGTACGAGAATCCGCAGGACTGGTTCTTTCAGACGGTCGGTGCTCGCACTGATAGCGGTGTGCGTGTCAACCATGACACAGCGTTGACGCTCAGCTGGGTCTGGCAGGCTGTGCAGATCATCAGTAATGACATCGGCAGACTTCCGGTGCTGTGTTACGACCGGAGTGACCCGGACAACCGCCGGCGAGCTATCCACCATCCGGCATACAAGCTGATGAAACAGCGACCGAATCCCTACATGACGCCGAAAGTGCTGCGGCAGGTAATAACCGCAAACGCACTTCTCCACGGCAACGGCATCTGCGTGATCGTTCGTGACGGTCGTGGTGCACCTCTTGAGATCTATCCACTCAATCCATCTGTGACCCGTCTGGAGATGGTTGACGGTGAGCCGGTTTACATCACGAAACTAGGTGAGGAAAAAGAGGAAACGGCTTTGAGTTATCGAGACGTGCTGCACATCAAGAATCTGAGCACCTCTGGCTTCTGGGGTCTGGATACTCTCAGTTATGCGCGGCATTCGTTTGGCCTCGGTCTGGCCAGTGAAAAGCATGGCAGCAGCCACTTCAGCAACAATGCCCGACCGAGTGTGGTGCTGCAAAGTGATGGCAACATTGACCAAGCCAAAGCACAGCAGATCATTGCAGGCTGGGAGGCGATGCACAAAGGCGTAAATAATGCAGGCAAGACTGCTCTGCTCACAGGCGGCTTGAAGGCTCAGGTGCTTTCGATGAGCAACGAGAACGCCCAGTGGCTCGAGTCTCGCAAATTCCAACGCCAAGAGGTGGCCAGCTGGTTCCTCTTACCGGCGAGCAAGCTAAACGATGACAGCACGGCCACCAGTTACAACTCAATTGAGCAGCAGAATCGAGCGTATGCAGATCAGACGCTGATGAACTGGATCGTCAACTGGGAGCAGGAACTAAATGAGAAGCTACTGACGCCACGCCAGCGAATGGCTGAGAGTCATGAGTTTGAGTTTCTCACTGCCGGGCTTTTGCGTGCGGATCTGGTCAGCCGGTATCAGTCTTATCAAATCGGAATCAGCAGCGAGTTTCTTTCGCCCAACGAAGTGCGAAAGCTCGAGAACATGCCGCAGCGGATTGATGGCGGTGGAGATGTCTACCGGAACCCGAACACGAAAAGCGGTGAAGCGCAGAAGGATCAAGGCGCAATTGAGCAGGAAGAAGCAAGGCCAGCGGAGGATCCAGAGGCAATGGCTAAGCTGAAAATTAAGTACACGCCGGAACTGCAAGACGCTCTGAGAGATCTGGTGCGTGATCGCGTTGATCGAATGGTGCGGCTCGAAGCAAACAAGATCAAACAGGCAGCGGCCAGCGGTGGAAACTTCTTGGCGTGGGCTGAGATGTTTTATGATGAGCACGCGAAGAAGGTACACGATGCACTGTGGCCATGTTTTAACGCTGTGAGGGCTGCGAACCTCGGCGGCGTTTGTGATTTTGACGCGATGGTGAGCGAGCACATTGAGCGAGGCGTTGAGCGACTTCTGGCAGTGACCGGATCCTGCAAGCAGGACGAGCTTGCCGGGGCAATTCAAAAGGAACTGGATTCCTGGCACAAACGAACGGACGAAACAACAACCCTGATCATGGAAGGCTAAACAATGGAACGAATCTATATCTACGGCAGTATCGGCTGGGACATTGACGCGCAGTATATGCGGCTTGCTCTTGAGGAAGCTGAAGGTGATATTGAGCTGAGAATTAACAGCGGAGGCGGTGACGTGTTTGAAGGGCAGGCGATCTACAGCCTGCTTGAGGATTACCGCAAACGAAACTCAGCGCGAATCATCGTGCACGTGGATGCACTTGCCGCCAGCATTGCGTCAATCATCGCGATGGCCGGCGATGAGATCATCATGAGTGACGGTGCACTGCTTATGATCCACCAGCCGTGGACGCCTGAAAGTGCTGGCAATGCGGCTGAGCTGCGTGAGACGGCTGAGGTGCTCGACAAGGTTGCAGAGACACTCGTGACCATTTATGAGAATCGCACCGGGCTTGATCGCAGTACCATTGTGAGTCTGATGGATGAGGAAACGTGGCTCACTGCAAGCGAAGCCATCAGTTTCGGATTCGCTGACACGCTCGCCAGTGAATCAGATGTGACAGCTGCATCAATCAAGATGTTCAATTATATCAACGCTCCGAACTGGATCGCGGCAATTGATGAGCAGGTGAAAGCACCGGAAAAGCAGGCGAAAGCACGGCGAAGCATCGCAGCTGCCCGGCTCGCCCTTTCACGTTGTTGCAATAAACCCTTAAAACATTAAAAAGAAGATATAGGCATCGGAGAGCTCTAAAGCCTTTTGTTTCGGTGCTGGTGATTTGTGCAACTCTATAGCGGCACGCGGAGCGGACTTGTTTATTCAATGACCGCTGGCGGTGTTGCTTTGTTGCTCCGCCAGCACACAAAGAAAAGGTTTCAAAATGTTAGAGCAAACGAAAGAAAGAATCGCTGACCTTCAAGACGAAGTGCAGGCGATTGTAAACCTCGCGGAAAACGATGACCGCGAACTCAATGACGATGAAAGCACTCGAGTCGATGAATGTCTGGCTGAGATCCAGATCCTTCGTGAAAACGAGCAGCGGCTGGAAAAGGTCGAATCTGAGAAACAGCGAGTTGCACTGGCACGCCAGCCGCAACAACAAGATGCTCCGAAGATCCTGCCAGCCATTCCAAAGGCCAAAGCACGCCTGCACGCTTTCAAAGGCGAACAGGCTGAGCGTGATGCTTACCATGCCGGCCAATGGATCAAAGCTCAATTCTTGAACGATGCAGCTGCCAAGCAGTTCTGCAATGATCACGGCCTGATTCTCGGTGCTCAGACAGGCGGCACAAACTCCGAAGGTGGATTTTTAGTCCCTGACCCTCTTAGTGATGCGATTATTGACGTGCGTGACTCGGTGGGCGTTGCTCGCCAGATCTCGCGAGTAATTCCAATGACCAGCGACACACTGAGTGTTCCAAAGCGCAGCGGTGGCCTGACGATTGATTACCCGAGCGAAGCTGGCAGCATCACTGCAAGCGACAAAGCATGGGCAAACGTATCGCTGGCCGTTAAGAAGCAAGCCACACTTTCCAAAGTGTCAAATGAGCTTCTCGCTGATGCAGTCATCAACGTTGCTGACGATCTCGCCAGTGAGATCGGATTTGCTTTTGCACAAGCCTCAGACAATGAGCTTATCAATGGCGATGGGTCGAGCACCTATGGATCCGAAACTGGTGTGATTTCAGCACTTGGCGCAGCTGGCAAAGTAACACTAGATTCTGGCGAAACAAGCCAGAGCTCAGTGACACTTGCTGACCTGCACTCAGTGGCCGGGAAACTTGGCGACAAGCACCATGCTCAGGCTGTCTGGGTTATGAACCGCAGCTTTTACTCAAACGTTGTGCAGAAGCTCATCTATGCTGCGGGCGGTAATACCGTGAGCGACATTGCCGGCGGTAGTGGTGCCAGCTTGTTTGGTTATCAGGTTTATCTGACTGAGCAGATGCCAGCAGACGCTGCTGATAAGTGCATCGCACTTTTCGGTGCTTTTGTGAATGGCGTGGTTATCGGTGACCGTGATGGCGTTGAAATTGCAATGAGTGATTCTGTGTACTTCGCAGATGACTGCATGGGCATCCGTGCAACTGCTCGCAATGACATCAACGTTCATGACGCTGGTGATGGCTCAGACGCTGGAGCAATCGTTGGATTGTTTACGGCAGCTAGCTAGTCAAAAGCATCAGCCTTTGAGGGGAGTTACTATGCAGCTTTTATTCTTAAAAGACTGGCGCAGTTTCAGGGCTGGAGCAGAGGCAGAGGTGGACAACGCCGTGGCCGAGTTATTGACTCGGCGCGGCTTTGCCATCTCGGCACCTAAACCAAAACCAAAACAACGCAAGCGAAAGGCCAGCGATGGCACTAACAGCGCACAGAGAAGCCGTAAGCGTTCAGCCAGCAATTGAACCGCTGACGATTGAAGACGCTCGAATGCACTGCGATCTTGATGATGCGTATCATGACGGATCACTGAGCCGGCTGATCACAGCTGCTCGGGTCAAGGTTGAGCAGGACACTCGGCTCGCACTCATCAATCAAACGCGCGTGATGAAGTTTGACGCATGGCCAAGGCAGACGATTATTGAGCTGCCCGTGGCTCCGCTGCAAAGCGTGAGCAGTGTGACCTATGTTGACACGCTCGACAGCACGCAAACACTCTCAGCGAGTTTGTATGCGGTTGATACAACGCAGAACCCGGGACGGATCGTGCTCAATGACGGTGAAAGCTGGCCAGCCACTCGCGGGCATTACAACGATATAGTTGTGACATATATTGCCGGCCACGGCGCAACGGTGGCATCAGTGCCCAAGACTGCACAGCTTGCAATGCTGATGCTGGTGCGTCACTGGTTTGACCGTGGCACAGCTGTCTCTCAGGATTTCGCACAGCCGCAGGTGATGCCGCTGGCATATCAGTCGATGGTCAACAGTCTGCACTGGGGGCAATACCCGTGAGAAAATTGCGGCACAGGATCAGCTTGCAACAGCACGGCACGAGTCAAGATGCTGCTGGACAAGTCACGGAGTCGTGGACGACTTACCGAGACTGCTCTGCGCGTGTCTTTGATAAGAGTGGAGCCGAGAAGCATCAGGGCGACCGCACAATCAGTGTGACTCAGACCGTGGTTGAGATCCGTTACCCTCGCAGCGGACGCTTTCCCGTTGCAGAGGATCGGGTGCTATATCGTGAGACGAATGGCCGCACTCGACGGCTCAACATCAAAGAAGTGAGTGAACGCGATGGCGTGCAGCGAGCTTTGCACCTTCAGTGCGTGGAGGATGATGACTGATGGCTGAGCGTACAAGCGTAGTATTTTCACATCACTTCGATGACAAAGAAGCACAGGCGTTCTTTAAGACGTTTGGCAAGAAATATATGAAAAAGATCTACCGGAAAGCGTTGCGAAAGATCGCGTACCAAATACGCGACAAGGCAAGAACGCTTGCCCCTGAAGATACGAGCGCAATGGTCGAGAGCATGGTGATCCGTAAGCCGGTTGACGTGAAGATGAAGCGCGGTGATATGGCGCTGGGCGTTGTCATCAATGAGGAACGACTGGCATCGAAATCAGAGCAGGCTTACCCGTACTACTCAGTTATCGAATATGGCAACCGCGACCGGGCGGCTGATCCATTCCTGAGACCTGCCGCTGATACGCTTCGGCCAGAAGTCAACAGAATGCTGATAAACGAAAGCTTACGAATTCTGACTGAGGAAAAGCCCCGGGGCTTTAAGGAGTTCAAAGCATAATGGCTGATGTTGGCAAAGCAATCAGACTGCGGCTGCTCAATGATACAGCAGTCACAGATCTCATCGGAACCCGTTTGTATCCTCGCCGCATTCCCCAGGGCGTTGAGAATCCGTGTGCTAAGTATCAAATGATTAGCGCGGTGCGTGATGGTGCTCTGGACGGTGGCAGCGGAGTTGTCAGTGCAATGATCCAGATAGACATTTTCAGCGACAGCCACATCGAGGCCGAAACGATCAGCGAGAAGATGCGTGAACGCTTGCAGGGCTTTCGCGGAACTGAGAGCAGCGTGGAGATCCTCGGCTGCACATTAATTAACAGCCGTGAGCTGCTCAGTGCGGCTGTGGATGCAAGTGACGACCATGATTATCGGGTCATCCTCGAGTTTGAAATTCAACATCAGGAAACCATTCCCACTTTTTAAAGGAAATAAATAATGGCAATTAATGTTGCAACTGGAAACGGTGCCACGGTTACCTTCTCAGGTTTTGCTGGCAACGTCACAACAATCGGCGGCGCAGAGATGGAAGTGGAAGCCATCGAAACGAGCCACCTTGGGTCTACTGGCTTTCGGGAGTATATCCCGGGCACGCTCAAAGAAGGCGGTGAGCTGGAAGTGGAATTTATTTTCACGGGCACCATGCCGACCCTCGGTGATGTTCAGACGCTTACAGTGTCTTATCCAAAAACGAACAGCGGTAGCTCGTCTGGTGCAACGCTGGCTGGCTCTGCTTTTGTTCAAAACGTGAGCTACCCGGAAGCGACCAATGGCGAAGCATTGGCTGGCACAATCAACTTCAAATTTGATGGTGATACGGATCCAGTCTTTACCGCCGAGGCGTAAACAATGAGCCTCTCGATTTTGCGACATCCTGCCAGAAACTCGGACGGCCTACAGTCTCACCAAGGGCTGTGGCTGATCCATTCTGGCGATGAGCAAATCGGACATTTTTACGATACAGCCAAGAGTCAGCACTGCTACTTTGTCCGGCCATTTGAGCCTGAGATTGTTGAGGCAGTGCAGGCTCTAGTCATTAAGCAGCTCGGGCGTTCACTTGAGCCCGTAATGGCTCCGGGGCTGGTCAAAGTTACAGGCAGTTTCGTGCCTATTATCGACGATGAGAATGAGGAGTGGGGAGATGAAGACAGCTGGGAAGAATGACATTATCAAATTCAAAAAGCGCAGGTACTCATATGTTGAGATTCCTGAGCTTGATCTGCGTGTGCGTATTCAGAGTTTGACCGAAAAGGAAAAGTCTGAATATGAAACGCAGATCCTGAGCAAGACGGGGCGCGGCATCAGCCGGAACCGTTTGATTGATGCCACCCGGCGGCTTTGTGCTTTGTGCGTTGTGGATGAAAAGGGGCAGCGCCTGTTTGCAAGTGCTGACGTGCAGGATCTGGCCGAGGTGGATGCACTGGTCATCAGTCGCATCGCCGCTGAGTGTGAGAAGCACGTTGGCATGAAGGAAGGCGACATTGAGGAATTAGTGGGAAACTCCGAAGCCGTCCACGTCGAAGATTCTGGTACAGACTAGCACTGGCGATGGGGCGGGTTGATGTTGATCAGATGGTGAGTGAGATGACCCCGGAGGAAATGGATGGCTGGCTGGCTTATCACCAGCTCGAGCCGTTCGGTGATGCGTGGTATCGAAACGCTGTCTTGTGTGCGACCGTGGTGAACGCCAACGGAGCAAGCAAGCAGCCGATGATGCCAGAGGAATTTATGCCGCAAAAAGCAGAAGCGGAGCCCGAGCCGGATGATGGCGGGCTCAGTTATGTTGCTGCGAGATTTGGAGCGAATTCGTGAGCACTATTGCACATCTAAGCGTGGCGGTTTCTGCGCGTGTCGGAGCCTTAGAAAAAGGATTTCAAAAGGCACAGAACTCCATGCGTCAGATGAAGGCCAAACTGAAGACGCTCGAGAATACGAAAATGACTGGGCTGAATCAGTCGTTTACCAGTTTGCGGTCTCAGCTCGGTGGCCTCATGGGTCCGCTGGCAAAAGTTGCAGCAGGCGTCTCTGGGATCTTTTTGGCGAAGACTGCAATCGGTGGAGCCATGCAGCTCGAGCAGTTGCAGGTGCAATTCTCCGGCTTAGTGGGCGGCGTGCAGAACGCCAGAGACCATCTGCAATCACTCCGCGAATGGGCAGCAGCCACCCCGTTTCAATTCCTCGACATCGCGAACGCCAGCCGTGCACTGCTCGGCTTTGGTATGAACACAGCCCAAGTAATGCCCATGCTTCAAATGCTCGGCAACGTGGCCGCAGGGTCTGGCGTTGAGCTTGGGCGGCTTGCCCGGCAGATGGGTGAAATCAGTGCCAAGGGCAAAGCTGATATGGTCGACCTGAAGCAATTGATTATTGCAGGCGTGCCGATTTGGAAACTGCTCGGAGAGCACACCGGCAAGACAACCGAGGAACTGCAAAAGATGAGCAGCCAAGGACTGCTAACTTTTGACCTGATTAATAATGCTTTGCAGCAGAGTACCGAGGTCGGTGGGATGTACCACAATCAAACGCAGGCACAAAGTGAGACGACCGCCGGAAAGCTCAGCACGCTAAAAGATAAGTTTATGGATCTGATGATGGCGATAGGTGAAAAGCTCAAGCCGGTCATTGATGTGCTCATTGACACGATGTCGAGTGCCATAGACTGGATCAAAAGCTGGGACACAAAGACGGTCAAGATTATTGCAACCATCGGGCTCTGGGTCGCAGCCATTACGGGCTCAATCATCGTGATCCGCAAAGTGATCAACATCATCAAGAACCTCACGGCAGTGTTCAAGATGCTCACAAGTGCACAGATAGTGCAGAAGGCCATGAGTGGCCCTGCTGGCTGGGCGGTGCTTGCAACCGGGGCAGCCATTGCGACTGCGAGCGTTGTGGCTCTTAACTCGCAGTATGACGAGTGGAATGGCAACCTTGAGAAGACTGAGCAGGGGCTGAAGCATCAAGAGCAAGCACAGGCGGCTGTGAATCAAACAGCTGACAATGCGATTGCAAAAGAGAAAGAACTTGCAGAAGCTCAAAAGGCTCGGCAGAAGATCATGGAGAAGCTCGCACAAAAAGGGGCAGACATCGAGAAGCAGATGCGAACCCCAGCGGAGAAGTTCACGGACACAATTGGCGAGCTCAATGAGCTGCTAAATACCGGCAACATGTCATGGGAAACATACAACCGGGCAGTACAGAAGGCCACGCAAACTCTGCATCAGGCGAACATGGCTGACGCAAAGAAGAACGCAGTGGAGAAGAAGAACGTGGCTGCAATGACTCGCGGCAGCGTGGCGGCATTTAGTGCCACCAAGAAGTCAGACAATAACTGGCGAAAGCAACATCAGATTGCCCAGCAGCAGCTGGCCACACAAACTCAGGCAAATCAAATCATGACGCAGGTGGCGAACAACACCGCACAGTTCACGAGCTTCCAGCCGTCATCAGCGTCCATTCCATAAGGTGAACAAATGGCAGTTGTAAAAGTACACACGCTCCATAATGAATGGACGGGCACCATCAAAAGAGATTTAGGTGAGTGCGAGTTTTCCTGCTCGTACGTCATCGAGGTCGATGATGCAAATGATGGGCCAGAGACCATCACCGAGCATCAGGATCTGCCGCAAATTGGTGAAGCCTATAACCTCGGAAATGATGGCAACCTGCCACACAAGGTAACAGAAAAATCATTCAGCCGGATTGATGACTTGCATCTCAAGTGCGTTGTGAAGTGGACGCTGCCGAAATCAAAAAACAAAAAAGGCCAAGGTGAGCATGACAGCTCAACCCATAACAACCCATTATTCGAGCCGCCGGGTATTGAGTTGCGCGAGATTAAACAGGAAGAAGTGGCAGCGTTTGGCACGTACATCGGCCAATATGATGTCTACCCGACCGGCAGCAACAGCAACCCATTGAGAGCCAGCTGGCGGCACAACGGATCTCCAGATGCGAAAACACACGCAGAGCCGTCTGCTGATTTGACGGTCAGAGGTGGGATCAAGAACGCCACAGCGATCATCAACAGTGCCGGTGCTCCATATGATCCACCGCTGACTCGTGAGCGGTCGCTGCTTTCGGTGACCATTAAGCGAAATGTGCAGTATTACCCGTGGCACCATATGGAATGGCTACAAACTGTCAACAAAGACAATTGGACGCTTGACCACCCGTGGCGAAATCTGACCAAAACGTTCTGGCCATTTAGTTGTTATATGTTCAGAATCACCGGACAATTTACCTACGAAACGGTAGGACTGAGCACTTTCAAATACTGGAAGATGTCCTATGAGTTTCACGTGGACGAGCTTTTCGGCTGGCGGCGTGATGTTCTCGACTACGGTTACGACCAAAGCGGCGGGAAGCATATCCCAGACGGCGGCAGCTACTCGGACTTGGCACAGAACAACGTGCCACCGCCAGCCGGTCAAGTCCCGATTTTATCTGCGACAGGTATGCAGCCCAAGGATCCGGTCAAGCTCGACGGTGGCGGCTCTGCACTGACACCGCACAGCGGGCCAGATGCCGTCTATCTGAAGTGGGCAATCTATCCAGAGATAGACTGGGGCACCGGCATCTCAACCTTCTTCAATCACTACACCGGCGCGAATGCCGACGACATTTAACGGAGCAATAAAATGGCAGACGTAACCTGGCAAGGCGATGACACTACG